GGATGTACACACTACACCTTTGATCCTAAAAGATGGAGCTTTTTTAATGCTTAGTTTTGAGGTTATTGTATTGATTCGTTCAGACTGCGCCAAAAAGGGAATGTGAAATAACAATCCCCAGAAATACGAGTAGGAGGGATTTCTAAATAGAGATCCCGACCTCTCACACCACCGTGCGTACCGTTCGAAGCGCGGCGGTTTCCTCGTTTTCACAAACTTATTTGTAATAGCTCGTCATGGTTATATAACCAGGGCGGGCTATTTCTTCGTTCGTAAGGAATGAGCTCAGCATAAGCGCCACTCTCCATAGTCCTTTTCGGCAACTTGCCAGTTCATGCACTTTCCATTCTGGAATTGCGTATTGGCGCATCATGCAGTACCTTGTTCGCACCTTCTTCCATTGTTTCCAGTAGATTGCCCGGATTTTCCGCCGTATCCATGTATCCACTTCCATGAGCAGCTGTTTCATGTCTATCAGCTTGAAATCATTGACCCATCCGTGGATGAACTGTTTCAGCCTGATGGGCCTTACCGCATTCGGAGTTAGTTTGTTGCGGTCTAAAATGGCCCTCACCTTCTCCTTCATCTTTGCTGCGGATTTTGCATGCACACGAAAACGAAGTTTCCCTTTCCTCCTGTAGAATCCATATCCCAGGTATTTTACCCGGCTAATGTATGGAGCCGGCGTCTTTTCCCGATTCACTTTGAGGAACCGTTTCCTTTCTATGTATCGTGTTATGCTTTCCAAGGTCCTCTCTGCACTTCTCCTGCTTTTGCACAGTATCATGCATTCGTCGGCGTAACGGACAAATTTATGTTCTCGCCGTTCCAGTTCCTCGTCCAGTTCATTAAGCATCACGTTGCTTAATAGTGGGCTTAAGGGGCCTCCCTGTACAGCGCCTGTTTCGCTTCTCTCAAATATCCCGTGGTTCATGATTCCTGCATTCAGGTATTTGTGTATCAGTGAGATGACAGCTCCGTCCTTGATGCTTCTTGACAGGACTTCTACCAATTTACTCTGGTAGACATTGCCGAAGAATTTCTCCAAATCCATGTCCACCACATAGACATATCCTGCATCTGCATAGGCCTTACACTGTTTCAGGGCGTCATGCGCTTTGCGTCCCGGCCGGAAGCCGAAACTGCTGTCTGAGAACTGCGGTTCATATACCAGCGTCAGCTCTTGCGTAATCGCCTGCTGTATCACCGGTCCACAACCGTCGGGATTCCCAATTTACGGAATTTTCCTTTTTCTTCTTTGGGTATTTCTACCCGTCGGACGGGTTTGAATTTATACTTCCCATCCCGTATCTGCTGTAAGAGTTCCAGTCGGTGCTCTCCAAGGTACGGTAGAAGTTCATCTACACTCATCTTGTCGACACCGCCTGATCCTTTGTTGGCCTTTACCCTGTGATACGCGGCATTCAGGTTGTCTCGCCTCAGGACTTGCCCCAACAAAGTGTCCGCTCACAAGTTTGCAATGATGTCGTTGTGTTCGGCACTCCTCACAGGGATAGGCGTTCCCGCATATCCTTGCCGCTTGGCAGCTGCTTTTCGCGGGCAACCTTCTCTATGAAGTTTTCTGCTTTTAATGACCTCTTTTGACTCCCTTCACTAACTGATATTTCCTAAGATTCGGCCCTTCCTGGACGGTCTATAACCCGTCCAGTACGATGGCCTCTGCTGACTTCCTCACGATAAATCTTGTTTGGGCCACAGCTGCCATTTTCATGGCTCCGGCCCTATCCGTGAGGCCTCCCCGCGTAAGAACACACTCTTTCTCTCCACCCACCTGCCGCATCTACCCTTGGGGATTCCGAGTCATTATGGGACTTCAGTCTGTTTTACTCCCTTATCCATCCCGAATTGGCCTTATGCGGTTTCTGTTCGTCAGGTCAGAGATTTGCCTGCACCTTCCTTCAGATTCCACCTCACGGTGTCGCTTTTGGTGTTCGGCTATGACTTACTCGAACAGTCTAAGGACTTGCATCCTTAAGAGTGCCCCTATGCCGGGCGCACAAAAACACCGCATGGATTGATTCATCCATGCGGTGCCGCCTGAGCCCAAAGCAGGGCTTATTTTCAATTGGTGGAGATGAGGGGAGTACGCTTTTTAAGTTAGAGTTGACCAGTTATTTTTAAAAATTATGATGCTCTGGTGCGCACTAGGTGCGCAGTTTTATTTGATCCTATTTCCCTCTAATTCCATCAGTGCATCCCTGCACGCTTCCAAGCTTCCGTGCTTTACAAGTCTGGCGAAACGTCTGATAAGGCCCCACTCTTCATCATAGGCACGAAGCTGATGCTGGGGGCGGACACCCTCCGGTTTTGTCGTTCCCTTAGGTCGCCCAGTTTGGTTAGGTCGTCGTCCGCCCCATCCGTATTTACTCTCCGCCATATAAATCCCTCCCCAGGCCAAAGTACACTACCCAGGCGCTAATAACACCGCCGCAGGCAAGCCCTTTCACCCAGCTGCTCCAGTCTATTGACGAAAAACTGAGCAGCATCACAACGACAACAACAATTGTAGTGATAATCATTGTTTTCATGGTACTCATGTGATAAAATTAAGGCAGGTGGGGAACCTTTCGGCTCCCCGGCGGCTCTGGTTACTTCTTTGTTTTGGACTGCTCTAGAAGTTTCCGGAGCTTTTTCTTTGCCGATTTCGTCATTTTCCATGTCCATAGTATCGCTTGGATGAATGAAATCCAGAATATGAAATTTTCGGCAACTGCCTTTAATTTTTCTATCACATCTTTCGCACCTCCTTTCCTCTTGATGATTTAATTATACTATATTCTTGCTTTTTTGTCAATGCTTTTTGAGTATTATTATAAAAATTCACCCCGTAAAGCCTGATACTTTCAAGCTCTACGGGGTTTCTTCATTTCGCCGCCCAGGCAATCAAGATGCCTGCTGCTACGGCTTCCCAGGTATTACGTTGTGCTTTAATCCTGAGCCTGGTTCGCTTTTCCTCTTTGGCAAACGTCTTCAAGAATTCGTTCGCAGTCATCAATGAGGCTTCCTGCTTCCTGGAGGCTACCGTCAATTCGGCCAGCTGATTCTTCAGCACGGCTGACTGCTTCCTTGCCTCTGTCAATTCTGCTTTGGATATCTCCAGTTCGCTGCGCAGCGTCTTCAGCTCGCTCTGTGATTGCTCGTTGATTCTCTTCAGCCTGGTCAAGTTCTCGCTCAATTGATTTAGTTCGGTTTGAGTCACCAAGTATACGGGTTCCTCGGTAGTAGCCGCAGCCAAAGCCGGCACCGAAAAGGAGCAGAGCAATAGCAATAATAGCCCACCAAGGATAGCGCTCAATCTGTGCCTTAATCCCATTGACCTGCCTCCTTACTTGCTCCATTGATTCCTGTACCAATTTGCTTTACCTCTCAAAATATTTCCCCCAGTCCTGGGATCATCGTAGTCCTTTAAAAAGGCAGGACTTTCAGACGTCCCCAGAAATTGCAAGTCCCACCGCTCGCAGCCGTTGCAGGGTCCATATTCTTCACCTTCTGGCAGCAACCCGTCAATATTATCGGCCGCCTCTGCGTGAGTCATCACCCGGTCACGGTCAATGGTCAGCCACAAGGCTTGTGCCAGGGCTGCCACGACTTGAGCCATGGCTTCAATCTGGGCGGCCGTGGGAGGAAACTTTCCAAGATTGTTGCTGGTTGCACCATATCCACAGCAGAGTGCCACAGCAACGCTTGCCGTGTTACGGTGCCAGGTATGCGGCAGAGTTTCGGCAAAATCGTCCGTGCTGACCCACAGCGTGCCGTCCTGGTCAATATTAATGTGGTATTCCTCGTACTTTTGGCCGTAGCGTCCGGCCGTCCAATGGAGATATACCTTGACGTCCCGCTGCATATTTTTTGCATCTTGCCACAATTGGATACGGGCCGCTTCAGCCAGCGTTCGGATGTCTTCCAGTTTCACTTTTCTCATCTTCTGCATCAATCTCCTTTTTCCATGGATCTGGCACGCCGTCCCCGTCAGCATCAATCAGGCTCCTGCCAATAAAACCGACGGCCGCAATAAAGGCCATACTGGTGATGGTCTGGATCAGCGCATTGAGGGCCTGCAGGTCAACCCTTTTTTCTGCCGTCCACAGCCAGATCCAGCCGGCCCAGTATAAAAAGATGCTGCCGATGATCAGCAGCATAAGCACGATTACCAGGGCCCGGGGCATACCCCGGACCTTCATGCGGTCCATGGCCCCCAGCAGGTTCAGCAGTGCCCCGTGGATCCCTTTCATTTTCGCACCATTTCCGCCATGTGGAGTACTTCCTCATGCTTGGCGCTCATGACACCGTTTTTCGCCAGGTGCTCATATACTCCATACATCTCCTGCCAGATCAGTTTTTCTTCGGCCGTGGGCGGGTGCCGCTGGAACCGCACATACATGTCATTGAGGGAAGCCCTCAGGATCAGCTGCATCCCTTTTCGGACCGCTTTGAGGCCTGTCACGTAGGCGATCACATAGCCGGCCAGGCCGCCGATGGCCAGGCTCACAATGGTGCTCAGGCCTTCAATAATAATGTCGTTCATCTTACCCCTCCAGTTCAATCCGCCGGCCTACATACCGGCTGTATTTGGTTCCCACATAAGCATCCTCCCCTGGTACATAAATCAGGCTGAACCGGTTGCTGCCTTCATGGAGTGGGGCCGCCTGGCCTCCGTGGTTGAAATAGATGATTTCATCCCTCCACAGGTCAGATTTCCATAGGTTCCCTTCCACTTCCAGGGCCCCGTTCCGGATCTGGTACCGGTCCAGGGTGAAAGACCAGGAGTTTTCCCGGTCCACCTGGTGGAGCTGGTCCGTTTTCACATGGGGATACCGGCTCCAGTCTGTTTTCCGGCTTATGGGGTTCCACTGGCCGGCCGGGCAGAAGATCTTGATGAACACGCCCCTATGGGTCTTGTCCACCTGGACCCAGCCGTGGAGTTTGAAGATCCGGAGGAACTCCAGGGGCTTCAGCCCGTAGATCATCAGCAGTTCCCGGTAGTTGTACAGGACCATATCCCCGCCCCGGCCGCTGACCACCTGGGTGGAGGTGCAGGGATCCAGGGCATCCAGGTCGATGGTCATAGGGTGACCATTGTGGACGATTTCCAACCGGCTGCCCTCTAGATCCACCTGGAGTTCTTCTTTCTCCACGCTCAGGACACAGTCCGGGAATACATAGATGTTACTTATCAAGTTCATTTCCCAACCTCCAGACTGCCGGCTCCTGGTCCGCCAGATCCATGAACCAGGAATACAGCGCATAGTAAAAGGCACATTCCTGCTTATGGTCCAGGCTCTTGTGGCAGCCACCGCCGCACATCCCGTACACTTTGCACCCATTGCATTTAGGGAACAGGTAATCCAGGAGGGCAGCCTGCTGTTCCTGCCAGTTTCCCGGGTCCAGAGGAACATCCCGGATGTAGAAGCAGCTGAACAGCTTTCCCGTAGGACCCACCTTCCACAGGTTCCGGTTGAAGCAGTATGTTTCGCCATACTGGTAGTTGGCTTCCAGTCGGCGGAACAGGCCATAGAACAGGGCTGTCAGTTCCCAGTTGATGTTCCCAGTTTCTTTGAACCCTTCCACCAGCTCCAGAACCAGTTCTTTCCACTGCCGCAGCACGCTGGCGTAGTCTTCTTTCGTCAGGGCATAGGCGGCATTAGCTGGGCTGGTGTGGTGCACCAGGTGGGGAAAGAAAGAGATCTTCATTCCTTTTTCCCGTTTCTCCCGGAACTGGGCCAGGATCTTCCGGAAATCCGTATTCCCGTGGAAGATCGTGGTGCTGATGCTCAGATAGGGATAATCCACCAGCTTCTCCAGCGGGTTGAATCCCCGCAGGTCCACGTCCCCACCGTCATAGCTCAGGGCGATCTTGAAATAATGGGCCCGGAAGAAGGGCAGGAACGTTTCCAGGTTCTTCCCATTGGTGGCAATGGCAAAGGTGGCGCCAGGCACAGCCGCCACCACCTTTTTGATGGTGTCCATATACAAGGTGGGCTCCCCGCCCATGAACTTCACCGTCAGCGGCCCTTCCCGGGCCATGATCCGCAGCCGCTGATAAAATTCGGGAGGCAGTCCCTTTGTTTCCTCCGGGTCCGGTTCCCGGTGGCAGTAGGCACAATTCATATTGCACTTGCTGCCCAGGTAGATAGTCACGCTCTTCATTTCGTCTCACCCACAATCAGGTTGTATTCGTTCCAGACTTCGTACCACTTCCGGCCCAGCTTGATCTTGATTTCACCCGTGTACCCCAGCGGGTAGAACCGCACCCTGGCCACACCATGGTCCAGTCGGACCCGGGTGGCGTTAAGCAGTCCGGCACTGGCGTGGATCATGACCCCTTCACAGTCGATGTCCCGGGTCAGCGGCCCCTGGGTGGTGTCGAAATTTCCCTTGTACTTCCGGATTTCCAGTTCCATGTAACCCTGGCCTTCCGGACAGGTGATGGGGGTAGCAAAATCTCCTTCATAGACCGTTCCCTTCCGGTTGGCCTTCAGCTCCCGGCCGTTCACAACCAGGGCATAGCTGTCCCAGAGATTGAACCGGGGATGGTCCCCGAACTCCAGGGCGTTGGCACTGAAGGAGTCGAATTCATAGGCTTCATCTGCATCCACCAGGATATTATCCTTGTGGATACTGAACACCCTGATCACGATATCCCGGGTGGTGGGAGTGATGATGCCCGTATCCAGCTGCATTACATCATAATCCCCATACATCTGGCAGATATTCTGGAAGTCCATCCGGATGGCAACCCCCAGCCGGTTCAAGTCCAGGAACCGATACTGAGAAGGAGAAACCTTCCGGAACACCTTCACAGAACCATTCTTGTGGACCAGAGTATAGGAGCTGTAGGGCCGCAGGGCCTTGATCACGTCGAAGCCGGTCACCGTGCCGGTGCCGTCCGTGACTTCCGCCCGGCAGTACATCCCTTTCAGCTCGATTTTCAAGGCCCCGTCATCCCGGGTGACCTTGGTATCCTCGTTGTACAGTACTTTAAGCATGGATTCCCTCCTTGCAGCCGATTCCGTAGCCGTTCACAAATACGCCCTTCCCGCTGTCCACCGTCAGCTCATAGCCAGGCAGTGGCTGTTCCAGGGTTCCCGGTTCCAGGGTGTCGAAGAAACAGGGGGCCTCGCACTGGTAGAGCATTTCTTCCCTGGCGTGGGGCTGGACAGCCCCGCCTTCCAGCATCCCGTACCGAGTAGCAAGGCCGGAATCCCGGGAAACCAGCAGGTCCGGATTGTTCTGGAAGCGGATGACTTCCGAACAGTCCGCTTTTTCCACTTTTAGTACCCGGCAGGGTCGGTTTCCCAGGTTGATGACAATATCTCCTTCTTTGATTTCTTCAATGGGCTTCGGGCCCTGGTTGGTCAACACATTTCCTTTGATGATCATGATTTTTCCCTCCTTATGGTCCTCCATCGTCGCTGCAGTTATTTGAGCAATTGCGGTTTCCCCCAGTACACTGATAGATTGAGCACTGACTACAATTCGTATTTGTACACTGGCTATGACTCTGACATCGCTGGCACCCTTGGCACGTTTGACAGCCCTGGCAGCTCTGGCATTTCGACGTCTGGCAGGTCTGGGACTGGCAGCCTTCACAGGTCTGGCAACAGTTTGATTCGCAACAGTCATTGGAGGCACTGTACTCCAGGCCGTTGATGGCGGCCCGGATGTCGGCCACATCAGCCGCCTGGATTTTTCCGGTAAAGGTCCGTGTCTCCAGGTGATTGGCCTCTTCCAGCCGGTTCATCCGTTTCATCCCCGTGGCAATGGTAACCAGGTCCGACTGTAGGGCGGTCATGTCCGTGGTTTTCACTTTATTTCCTTTATCCATGGCCACCTCCTTCAACTGTCATCGGAGCCGCCGCAGTTGCAGTTGCAATTTTTCTTGTGGTATAGCTGGCAGCTTTGACAACTAGTAGACTGGCACCCCTGGCAGCTGGTGGACTGGCAGCTCTGGCTTTGGCAGCTCTGGCACCCCTGGCAGGCCTGACACTTCTGGCAGAAGTTGGTGAAGCCGCAGTTGTCCACATTCTTGGCATAGCCTTCCAACGCCGCTATGGCCGTCTGGAGTTCCGTGATATTGGCCGCCGTCACCTTGTCCCCAGCTGCCAGGGCAGTCCAGGAAGTCTGGGTGATGGGACCGTTCTTAGCCATTTCCTGCCTCCATGATTTCCCGCCCATAGGCCAGGGTGCCCTTTAAAATGGGAAGAAAAATAGCTCGACGCAGCTTGCACAGGCCGTTTTCCATGTTCTCCGGGGCCACCAGTTTGCAGCCCCCTTTGCAGGAAGCCACTGCCGGGCACTCCAGGCACTGGGGCCGACGGGCAAAGGTGGTGTCCGTCTTCAGTATCTCGTTAAGATACTTGAAATAGGGATCATAGATGCTCCCAGCCTTATGGCTGGTGTTGTGACAGGGATACAGGTTCCCAGCTAGGTCCAGGTTCAGCACGCTGTAGCCGTTGTTGCAGCAGCACCACTGTCTGTCCCAGAATTCCCCGTCCTTCCGGTTGTAATCGTAGAGGGAATTGAACCGACTCTCGATGAAGGCCAGCTCAGCGAATTTCATTTCTCCCTTGTTCAGCCGGTATTTCATGTACCGGTCCATCATGGCGGCCACCTCCCGGCTCACCCGGTCGTAATCCATCTCCAGCAGGGATTTATCCCCCAGACCCGTATCCATGATGGTGTCGTAATTAAAGTTCAGCGGATAGCCGTGGATGTCAAAATAATCCTTGCTCAGCTCCTGGAAGGCATCACAGGCTTCCTGGGGGTAGTTGTAGGCACTGATCACGGCGCTGACACAAAGGTGGTCAAGCTGCAGCAACAGGTCCCGGGTTTGGCTACCAGGGGCAAATACGTCATAGCCCCGGGTCTTCAGCACGTTGTGGCCGTCCCAGCTAATGCACACGTAAAGGGGCAGGCTGTTGAACAGTTCCACCATTTCATCCGTGATGGCCTTGCCGTTGCTGATGGTGCTGTACTGGACCCGTTTCAGATGTTTGGTCTTTTCAATCATTTCTTTCATGAGCGGGAAATAGATCAGCGGTTCCCCGCCATAGAAGTGCAGCCCCAGGGTGGTCTTTTCGTCGTTTTCTTCCACGACTTGTTCAAGGAACCGATACACGTCCGGGTTCACCCGACCGGACAGGCTCTGTTCCACCAGGGGATGCTGGAGACAGTACCGGCAGTTCAAGTTGCAGCCGTTCCCCAGCATCACGAAGACGGTGGAAATGTTCCGTTTTAAAAATTCTCCCATGGATTACCTCCCTACTAAGATCTTGACCAGGCGGATGTCCTGGAGAGTATCCGGCTCCACGATCCGGCCCACCACATGGTCCGGCGGGTCCCCTTCCTGCCAGGCTCTGCCCACACCGGGGATTTCAGAGGGGACCACTTTCGTCCCCACAACTGCCTTGCCGAAATACTTCACATGGACACGGCCGGCCATGGAAACCGGGATGAACTTCTGGATGTTGGTTTCCAGGACTCCCTTCCCATCTTCCACCTGGAGCCCGCCGATGATCTGGGCGAACTCTTCCGTATGAACGCCTACAACACATCGGCTCTTGTCCGTGGCCTTTACATACTGTTCCCGGGTGCTGCTGGTCTCGTCACAGGCGATGATGTCCCCTCGCTCCGTCTCTCCGCCTCTGGGAAAGAATTCCGCATAGTCGTTATAGACAGCGTTGAACACCTGGGTGGCTGTCAGCGTCCCGGTCAGCACCACATTGCCACTTTCGTCAGTAGAAACATACCGGCTGTCGTTGGTCAGTTCCGATGTTTTAGAAGGAATGGCCGGAAGGTTCAGCAGGTCCGTGTAGCTTCCTGTGGTGGCTACAGTAGCCAGGCTCCCGCCCTGCTTATTCAGTTCTTCTTTGGTAGCATAGGTTTTCTGGATATCATTCCCGGCCGCATCCCCGGTTGCCTTCACCGCCGTCCCCGTCTTGTCGAGCTTCGTGGCAATTAGGTTCGTGATTGTGGTGGCGAAGTTCGGATCATTGCCCAGGGCCGTGGCTAGTTCCTGTAGTGTATCCAGGGCCGCTGGGGAACCATTTACCAGGGAGGCGATAGCTGCTACAACGAATGCTGTAGTAGCCCCCTGGTTGTTGTTGGTTCCGGCCGGAGCCGTAGGGAATGTTACATTCCCGGTGAAATCTGCTCCGGCTAGGTTGGCCTTCTTGGGCAGATCTATATTCACCAGAGCCGTGTACTTATCCGCCGCAGCTTTGGCACTAACCGCCGCATTGTTTGCACTGGTGCTGGCTTCACTTGCTTTCGTGGTCGCCGTCTGAGCACTGGTGGCAGCAGCCTGGGCCTGCAGGCTTGCCGTGTTTGCACTGGCGGCCGCCGCATTGGCTTTCAGGCTGGCGGTATTGGCGTGGTCATTGGCCACCCCGGCCCAGGTCTTGGCGCTCTTGGCGTCCTTGACTCCGTCCGGTTCCTTGTCACTCTCCGCCCACTGCCGGGCCACGTCAGCCCAGGTCTTGGCACTCCGGGAGCCGGCTGTATTGTCCGGCGCCATAGTGCTTTCTGCCCATTCTTTGGACACATTGGACCAGGTTTTACTGGACCGGGTGCCTTCTCCGGCCGGGGCCTGGTCACTGTGAGCCCAGGCTTCCGCCAGATTCTGGGATTCCTTGGCCCGGTCGGCGGCCTGTCCTGCTTCTTCGGCATAGGCCCGGGCCTGGTCGGCTCCGAAAAGCTCACCGGAAGCAACGGTCCCTTCGACACCTTGGACCACTTCGATTTCCAGGGTCTTCTCATTATTCGACATTGTGCGCCACCCCTCTGATGATAAAGCTGGCCGGGAAGAAACAGGTGATGATGTTTCCCGTCTGACTGTTGGTGATGACTACATCATAGACGTAGGTGCCGGGCTGGAGGTTGTTCAGTGCCCCCTTGGGCACTTTCACCGTTACAAAGTCATTCCCTGCATTATAGAAGTCGTCCGTATAGACCACTTCATTGGAATTGGTGGTGGCTTTGATGGAAAAGGTCACCTTGTCATTGGCGTCCAGCTTGTAGTTTTTGAATTTGACCTTCAAAGAAAAGGTATCCCCCTGGGACACCTCGATATTCAAAGCATCGTCGATTGTGATCATGCTGCCTCCTTGTCAGGGTCCGGAATCATCGCTGCAGCCATCGCTGCAATTGCAGTCGCATTCCCTTACCGTCCTCACAAATTCCGTAGTACTGGAAAGATTGATCAGCTTCTGCAGGATTTCCCGCAGGGAATAGGTTCCCGCCGGAATTCCCCGATGGCGCCGGAGCTTTCCACCATAAATCGGGTCATGCCGGGCCTGCCCCTCCTGGGAGTCCCAACTGTTCGGAACCCATCTTAGATTAGTTTCCCGGTCGGCCTGCTGGCTCCCGGAAAACGGCAGTTGCAGCATATCAGGCAGCCGGCTGTCCACCAGCGTCCCCATGCCCCGGTAGGATACCGTGATGGTTTTCCCGGCGTCCGCCGCATTGAACAGCAGCTCTCCCCGGTTCCAGTTGGGGTCTCCCGTCACATTGGCCCGGTAGTCCGGGAAGAACTGCCCCTGTTCCGGAGTGGCTGCCACTTCCGTCATGGCCACCCCGTTGCAGACCACGTTCAGGCTGGTGGGCTCCGTCTTCTGGGGGACTTCCAGCAGCCGCACGGTAAAGGGGCTGGTGGTGGGGATGGTGTGCCGCTCTCCGCTGATATTGTGGATATCCAACACATTGTTCCAGGGATCCAGCCGATAATCATAGATCATAGTCTCACCTCCTTACTTGTGAAGCTGCTTGATGGCCGTAGCCTGGGCCTGTTCCAGGTTCTTGGCGTTCCGCTCCACCCCGGCCAGGTACTGGTCCACGGTAAAGGGCGGTTCGCCCAGGGTCATGTCACAGCTGATTCCCTTATCCGGGGAAATGGTGTACTTCAGTTTCGTAATGGGATAGTCATGGACGTCTCCGGACAGGGTCCGGATCTCCGCCATGCCTTCCGTAGTCATGTGCCGCACGTTAAAGGTCCCGTCAACCAGGGGATATTCCAGCTTCACGCCTTTCACCGTGGCGGACTTTATGGGATCCTTGTACTGGGCAATGTAGTTGTCACTGTAGCGCTGGGCATCAGCCACCGCATAGGCAGAGGGCAGGGACAGCACCTTCATCCGGTACCCATATTTCTGGATACTGGCCGCATCCTGGGCGGTGCAGAGCCACTGTTCCCCCTGGTCGTCCACGTTCCCGCCTTTGATCCGCACCCAGTTCACCACCTTGTCCACGTCCCAGGCCGGACTGTAGCTGGTGATGTGCTTGCCGACAGTCAGACGGGCCTGCTCGTTGATTTCCTTCACCCGGGGCTTGAAGTAGATGTTTCTCCGCTCGTCCACCCCATAGACAAAGTCCGTGGCGAATTCCGAAAGTGTCTTCAGAGCATCCTTGATGGTCACCCCGTCGAACACGATCTTGGAGCAGGTGTAGCCGGCTTTCTCAATCTTGATATCGTTGAACACAATATCAAGATGCTTTTCCGCTTCCACCGCAATGTCTCGGACGATGTCACCCGGGTCCATGTTCTCGTAGGTCTTGAAGATCAGGTAGCTGGACAGCTGGTTGTAGTAGCCGTACCCCTTGAAGGTGTAGGTGGTGTCCGTAGTCCCATTCACCGGCCGGTTGATGATATAGCCGGAATACCAGGGAGAACGGTCCCCAAACAGGTGGATATCAATGCGCTGCATGTAATCCAGTTCCGCATTGCTGGGCAGCTGGTGGAAGGTCAGTTCCACGTTGCCGCAGCCGGTTTCCCCGATTTCAAAGGTCAGCTTGGACAGAGCATTCTGTTCGGATCCGGAGCCGAAGTAGGCGGTTTTGGTCCCGTTCTTGCTGTAGGCGATCACCGTAAACTGTCCAGGGTAAAACTCCGGCACAGAGGTATCAATGGAACCGATGCCCCCGCCGTCCGGCCCGGCATAAATCAGATGGCCAAAAAGGCTGCGCCCGAACACCGTACTCATACGAACCACCTGTTGGTGAAGCTGATCTCGATGGTCCCGGCATCACCGGTATAGTAGAACAGGTTCTTCCCGGGCTTCACATGGAGGAACTGGCCGGAGAAGGTATTGATGCTGTTGGCCTTGTCCCGCCACACCGTTCCAGCGTCCCCGTTGACCGTTACCGTTGCCGGGGCGATTAAGAGAGCATCCGACAGCCGGAATTCTTCCTTGGCCTGCTTGTGGTAGATGTGGATCTTGGCCATGGTTTTCTGGGGGATGAACCGGAACGTCAGAGGCGTATCCACACTCCCCAGGTTGTCCACGTAGATTTCCGCATTCTCCACAGCCCGAGGGAATACCTTCACTACCCGGGTGGGACGTCCTTCATACCGGAAGGGGTCCGCCAGCAGCAGGGAAACCGTAATCTGGCTCCAGCGCTGCTTGTAGCCCTTCTGGTACTTGTGTGTGATCTTGGAGACCCCTGCCACCCGGAATTTCCGGTCGGACCGGCCCACGTACAGCTCATAATCCGTCTGACAGAAATAGGTGTAGGCCGTGTTCAGGGCATAGTCATGATCCTGTTCCGTGGCTCCCATCATCAGGAATTCCACCTTGATGGTCCGGCCGCTGATCTTCCCGTCTCCAGTCATATTGCCGCCGTGGGAAAAGGCCTTGTCCTCCAGCTTGTTCCGGAAGGTATAGCTCCCGGCATCCTCCAAAGACCACAGTGCCGGCAGGGAATACTCCGTACCGGCACTGGTCACAATCTTCAGTTTGGTGTCCTTCAGGACATGTCTTGCTAGCTGCTTCACATTATGCACCCCGCAATCCGGCCAGGACCAGGTCATTGAAGCCACCGAACATGTCTTCATCATCCTCCCGGGTGTTGATGTCCCCGTAGATGTTCTGGTTGGTCACTACGGTAGTCTGCCGGCTTTCACCGCTGCCGAACAGCTTTTCCAGGAGGCTGGGTTTCAGAGGCAGGACCGCCTCGTCATACCGGCCTTCCCCAATCAGGGCAGCCGTCGGGCCAGTGACCACACCACCAGAGGCCATTCCGAACAGTTTGGTTTTCCCCCATTTCACGTCATCCGGATTGCCCCATTTCATGTCATCCGGATTCCCCCATTTTTGGGCATCGGTGCCACTATCGCTGTCACCTTTGCCTTTAAATACAGCCTGGGCCGCTTTTGTGATTAAACCCGCAGCCGCAGCAGCTTTCCCCATTTGCCCGGCAACCAACGCAGCAGCTCCGGCCGCCCCTGCCGGATTGGCTGCAATGACGGCAGCCGTGGCCGCACTGGCCAGGACGGTCGCTTTAGCTCCGGCAGCTTCTGTTTCTGCTGCCGTATTCTTCATTTCCTGCTTATGCCGGTTGTTCCCTAGGCCGATGGCCATGATCCAACCGGAAATCACCTTTTGGATAACGCCCTGGATCAGCTGTTTCAGGAGGGTCTTGGCCAGGTTACTCATAACTTGGCTGAATTTCTTTCCCTCCACCACGCACTGGGCGATTCCGGAGGCAATCCCGTCCTGGACCTGCACCGCCATGTTGGTCAGCATGGTCTGCATGTACTCCCCCCAAGTCACGGAAGCCAGCATCAGTTCATCCATCCAGACCCGGCGCTGTTCTGCTAGGTACTGTTCCTGGGCAAGGGTTTCAGCGTAGCTTTGCCCCGTGACTTCGTCCTTTTCCATCATGATATCCAGGAACTCGTCGAGATCCCTCGCCATCATGGCCTTCTTTTCAGCGTAGCGGGCCTGCTCGACTTGGGTTTCGTAGGCGTTGATCTTATCAATGGCCTCTTGCTTGACCCGCATCCTGGCCGCTTCTGCCTCAGCATCAATTTGGGTGATGTTTTCCTGCGTTTCCCTGGCGGCTGCTAATGCAGCGGCTTTATCCTGCTCATAATGCTGGCGTTTCACTTCGCTTAACTTTTGAAGCCGTGCTAGCTCCTGGGCGTCCCGTTCGGATCCAGTCCCAGCATTGATTTTTTCCTGAAGCTTTGCCATCTTGTCCTGATAAGACGCCATTTCCTTCTGGAAGGCCAGCGTCTTTTCGCCGCCGTCGGTGTATTTGGTCGCTTCTTCCTGGGCTTTTTCCCAGGACTCGTGGAACTGCTCCTGGGCGGCATTGATTTCAAGGATCTTCTGCTTTGCCTGGTCAAGGACCTTCGTATAGGCATCTTCGTCACCGCTTTTTGTCGCCTTACTAAAAGACTGCCGCGCCTTGAAAGTGGGGATGTTCCTTTTGGAACTCATGCTCATAGCGTTTGCCATGGCTTCCCCAATCTTCCCAAGGACGATATCCTTTAGCGGGATGACGGCTTCGGGCCCTGCTTCCCCGACAATGGCCGGCGTGCCATGCTTTAACTGGCCACCATTTGCAAGGGCGGGGATTCGGCCGCCCACAAGACCGCCACTTGCCATGCCAAAAACACCGCCACGGGCAAAGCCCGGATTCGCGGTTGAAGCACTTCCTGTTTGCTCCACTTCCTGACGGATCTTCTCTGTCTTATTCACGACGAAGTTGATGGGGTGGGAAACGAACTCAACGAGGCCTTTCCACTTCTCAACGACCCAGTCAATGGCCCCGCCGATAAAATCTTTAATGGCGTTTGCTACCTTGGCCATGACCGGAGCCACTTCGTTGTAAAAACTTGTAAGACGGTTCAAGAGTTCAACGACAACGGGCAGGATGATGCCGATAGCACCAACAAAGAGGTGCCCCATCGTGACCGCAATGGGCCCGATGATGTCGACGGCGTAGCCGATGGAGGTCATGATGCCTTCAACGTCCAAGTTGTCAAGGTTGCTTCTGATTTCGTTCCAAGCACTGATAAAAAGATTGCCAAAGTCCTGTGCTATTTTTCCAAGCTTTCCAATAATCGCCGCAAACTGTGGACTAATGGATGTGATTTCGTCCATGATAGCCTGCCCAACACCGACTTCCTTCGCCGCCGCACTGATCTTTTGCATGTGCTCCTTAAAACCGCTTGTCATGCCCCCAACAACATCCATGAACCCCTTTAAATCAAGACCCTGGATGATGATGTCACCGATGGCTGCCATGGAGTTCGTGATGCTCTCCTGCATGTTGGAGAACTTGGCCATCATGGTGTTACCCATTTTGGCGGCGGCGCCCTGCGTCTTTTCCGTGATGGCGTCCCACAGCGTGTTAATGGCCTCTTCACCAAGTTCCCCCTGCTGGGACAGTTCGCGGACCTGTGCCACGGAAAGGCCCATCTTGTCCGCTAGGAGCTGCCAAGCAGGGACCCCAGCATTAATGAGCTGCATCATGTCCTGGGAGCCGATTTTTCCCGCCATGGACATCTGCGTCAAGGCAAGGTTAGCCGCCTGGATTTGGTCCGTCTGCATCCCAAAGGCGCTCCCAAGGTCCACGATCTTACGCATCTTGCTGGTTGCCTCGTCCGCCGTATTGCCAATATTGACCCACTGGCGGGCTAACGGCATGAGCTGCGTCGTGTCGTATGCCGACGCTTCCCCGATACCTTGAATGTTCTGGATGAGTTTTTCCGCTTCAGCGCTGCTCCCAAGGGTAAAGGAGAGACCCTGTTTAAAGACTTCTAGGTCAGCCGATGCCTTAAGGACACTTTTTCCAAAATTAACAACGGAGCTGACGGCAAAATACCCTGCGATCATGTTCTTGACCTTACCCAGGGCCTGCCCCAAGGAATCAGCTGCAGACTTCGTGTTTTTTAACTCGTTTCCTGCATTTTGGGTCGCATTTTGAAGCTGAGGCATCCCCGCGTTGCCAACCTTTTTCCCAGCCAGCTGGTCGACGTCTCGGGTCACTTGTTTGATGACCTGCAAGGCGCCGCCGGCATCGGCTTCAAGCGTTATCGTAACTTGGTTGTCACTCATGGTTATCTTTCCCTCCTTTCTTCCTCCCTGCGGGCCATTTCAAGCCATTCCTTTCGCTCCTTGGGGCTCTGCTTCTCATTGAAGTCCCCGGGAAGGATTTTTTCTGCCGTAACGGGCTTTTTCGGGGCCCTGTACCCAGCGTTCACGATGGGAGCCGTCACGAAGGAGGCCGTGAATACCCTACGGTTTTTCATACGAACGCTGTAGCCTTCAATCCGCCGTTCAATCTCCCACGGTGTCGCTCGCCCAATCTCCTCGCCCGTCATGGCAAGTTCCCCATAGCAGATGGGAAGGATCAAGGAGACGTACTCAGCAAAGGAATGCCACGTCTCCCCCTTCCCTTCTACTCGTTTTTTTCAGGTTCTTCCACTGCTGCTTCTGCTTCCTTGATGTCCTTGCTTTTGACCTTGAGGGCCTTGAGCATTTCGTTGGACTGTTTGACGCCAAAGATGCCGGAGACAGCAAGCGTGACATAGAAAATCGCTTCGGCCTGATCAAGGCCTTCCTCCATGGAAATGGCTTCAATGACCTTGCCAGGGATCTTAGCGGCGGCCTTATCCCCGCCTGCCAGCAGCATGATTCGGTAGGCCTCCATCAAGGCACCAAGGGGCATGGTCTTATGCTCTTTTTGGAAATCAAAATAGGCATAACCACCAAAGGCCACTGCCTCCAGTTCCTGCAAGCCGTTGATATTGAGCCAAAAATGGTAGACCTTGTCGCCTACCTTGACCCAGACCACACGGGTCACTTTGTTATAGGAAATATCCATACCTTATTCCTCCATGTTGACTGCTGGCGTCGTCCCCACGCTATCCACGCTTGTCAGACTTTCATAAAACTTCGGTGCCCCAATGCCTTCAAGCTTCAGGGAGAACGTGGCCACATCGTCATGGGGTGTTTCGTCGCCAAGTTCCGTAATGGAGTACCAGTTGCGGTCTGCCTTCTTGTTCTTGCTGTCGTACCGGCAGATATCGACCGGTTCACCAGCAATGAAGGCTTCCTTCAGGGCCTGATAGGCTTCGTCCCCGCCCAGGATATTGCCTTCAATGCTGAGCTCCGTGCTCTTGATGCCCGGATATTTCTCGCCCCAGCCGCCACTCGTCTTATCGCTGGCGTCAATGGAGTCGGCACTCATATCAAGGTTACCGGACTTCTGGCCGCCCACAAGGGCCCATTTCGGGCTTTCCTCTGTGGCGCCTTCTCCGTAATTCAAATAGACAAGGACATACTTGCCCTCAAGCTTCTGGTAGTTCGCTGCAAGCTTTGCTCTTGCTTTCGTTGCCATTTTGTTCACTCCTTATAAATAGGCTTTTACTCGGTATTCAATGACAGCCGTTCCCGGATTCCTGCCCCGCTGTCCCGGTGCCACGCCAAAGGTGATGCTCATTACATGGGCGTCCATAAAGTCCACATGGTTAAGCGCGGCCCTCACATTCCAACTCAACGTCTCAAGGCGTGTTGCCGTCTGGTCGGGCGCAACAAGGTAGATCATAAAGGTCATGACCCCTGCTTCCCCGTCCTTATCTTCGCCGGAAAACGTCACGCCGTCGGCCGCAATCGTGCCTTCAAGCCGATTTGACAGGGCAGGACCTTTCATCTCCTCATTCCAAGGGATATCGGGGAACTGTTCTTCCAACAGCTCTTTAATGGCGGCTGAGTAATCATCTAGCCCCGGTAGAGATTCACGGTTTTCGTCCATGACGTGCTGCCTCCCTTGTTTTCCTTGCCGCCAGTGAAGTCCGAAACGGTTAAGTCTTTCAGGATGCCCTTTATTTGGTCATCGTAAAGTTTGTACTTTCGTTCGTAAATGTCGTCCTGCCTGTTTCCCAGCTGCACCGTCGCATCTGTCCCTACAAGCTCCAAGCAGCAAGCCCGGCAGGCCTCCATAATGCCATAGCGCCTTAAGAGGTCCGACGGAACGATTTCCGCTTCTGTCACGCCATAGGTTGCCGCAAGGCGCACAATCGCTTCGTTTGCAAGGGAAAGGTTCCCCTCCGTCACACGGCCTGTGAGGATGGCATCCGTAATGTCTGATGCCGTGATAAAATCCATCCTACAGCACCCCTTCCGTCAATTTCTTGAACCGGCTGATGATGGCCGGCTTCTCCTTCTCAAAAGCGTCAAAAATGTATGGGTCCGCCTTGATGCCCGCCACATGGGAGCGCTTAGCAAAAATAAAGTTCTGCCCATCTGTCCAACGCAGGGCTTTCTTGCTTCTTGGCACGATATCATGGGCCCTCGTCCCTTGGTGCTGATAAACAGCATGTGGCAGGGCGGTACAAACCGTCCCCACCAGATGATTATCCCGCCCCATCAAAGATACCTTGATGGACCCTTCCGCCTGACCAGTCCGGGAGATGAACCGATGATTCTCACGGGCCTGTTCCTGCGCGTCCCGCACGGAGATTAGCATGGCCTCCTTTAGTTTTTTCTGGAGGCCCTCTGGCGCCCGCCCGAGCTTGACCTTAAGGGCTGATGCCTCAAACGAGATGCGGACCATGATTAGGCGCCTGCTGTGTCAGCCTTGGGGTTAGTGTTTAGCGTCACCAGGGCTTTCGGCTGCACAACGAGGGAACCATAGACCAACAGCCCGCGGACGGCATCGCTGAAGTCTTTTTCAAGACGCAGGGATTCAGTCTGTACGATCTGCGTAGCCATGGAGATAGCGGCGTTGGTCCCTGCCATGACAGACGTCGTATTCGTGGATTTTACGTAAGCTAGGTTGTTGGATTCGTAGATCTGGAATCCTGCGGCGCTGCCGACGCTGCCCGTGGTAAGCCGTGTTTCTGCCGCCGCGCTGCCAGTTCCCACAAAGCGCTGGTCCTTTTGCAGCATGCCATAGAGCCAGGGCGGAATGACGAGCCAGCGGCCCATTCGAGGCACGTTGTTCTCATCAAGGGTTGTTCCCAATTTTACGATGGCTTCGTAGGCCTGTTCCGGAGCTTCCATATCCTTTACGGTGAGCGTTGTACCTGCCTCCTTGGCATGGCCGGCTACTCTCTGGTCAATCACATCACGCAGGGCGTAGGAGGCGCGTTCCAAACTGCGGTCCATGAGATTGATATTGGCCTGCGCTTTATCTACGTCGTTCACCTTCAGGGCAAAGTATTTTTGCTGGTCAATAATGAGCTCCGTCGGCGTGCCGTCGGTATCGTCATACACAAGGTCAGTGCCTTTTTTGTAGTCCTTGATGGTGACGTCTGCAATCTGGTTGATCTTGACGCGGTCGCCCACATCTTTGATTTCACCTTCATAGTCACGGTTGACGAGATTCCCAAGGACAAGATTTTTGTCAAGGTGTGCCAAAAGTCTAGCAGACCACAGGGCCGGAATAAATGTAGAAATTGCCATTTCAATCATCCTTTCATACTGTCTTTGATTTCATTCCAATGAGCGTTGATCTCTTCCGGCGTCATGCCCTTGAGATCATCATGGGTGTACACTTTTTTCGGTGCTCCAGCACTGCCGCTGCCAGCACCGCCGGAAGCCGTATTCTTTACTGCCCAGGGATTCTGCTCAAGCCAGCCCTTCACACCTTCCTCAATGGAAACAGCCTGGTCCCCAACCTTCATGGTCAGGGAATCATCCTCTCCAACGGTCACCTGGTCCGTCAACAGCTTGATGAAGGCTTCCGGATTGAGCGCATTGCCCTTCGTGAGGGCGCTCTGCAATGCAGAATGCATGGCCGTGTTGATGCGCTTTTGGTGTTCGACTTTGGCTTTTTCTTCAGAAGCAGCATATTTATCCGTCAGCTCCTTTACCTGTGCCTGAAGGGCCAGCATCTGGCTGCCCAGCGTTTCCGGATTGCCCGTTTTCTTCAGGGCATCCAGTGTCGCTTTTAGGTTGTTCAAGGCTGCATCAGGATTTTCACTGCCCCTTAGTCCAAGGGCGTCCAGCACCTTGTTCCGTTCCACCCTGCTACTGGCGGCTTCGTTCCTGGCTGCACTGATGAGGGTCTGCAGGTCCGCCACCATGCTGCCGCCATTTTCCACGCCACCAAGGGCCGCAAAGATTTGTTCCAACGTGTACATATGTTTTCCTCCTGCCCGCCTGGGGCAACTTTTTTATATAGAACGGCGCCAGGCCGAAACTATTTCCTTTCTTGTATGGCTTCAATGATGCCCGCCACGAAACAAATGCCAAAATAAATCTCAAGGGGTATAAAAACTTCAAACCAGTTCCAATCAGGCAGCATGCCGAAGCACTTTCCTAGAATCAGTCCTACCTGCACAAGTGTAATCATTGCGTTCATACTTCCTCCTTTTGGGGCATCAAAAAAGCAGGCCCGAAGGTCTGCCAAGTAAATATTTTGGTATAATCTCCTTTGAAAGGAGGTGATTATGATGGGCAAAAGCCAACATGTTGTTCCGCATAATGGGCAATGGGCTGTAAAAGGTGAGCATAATTCAAAAGTGACCAAAACTTTCAGCAGGAAGTCAGATGCGACTGACTTCGGTCGCAAAATTGCTCGTAGCCAAGGGGCAGAACTCGTGATTCACGACAGAAATGGTCGGATTTCTCAAAAGGATAGTCACGGGAAGGACCCTTTCCCTCCTAAAGGCTAGTCTTTGTAGTCATAATTAGGAGTTAGTATGATGGTATAGCCGTTCGCTATTGTCCAGTCATCTTCTGTGATAGTGGCGACGACTGTACCATCCTCTTTTTTTACCTGAAGTTTCTTATACTTATCACACAAAATGAATGGCTCTCCTGGCTTCATAATTCCCCCCCCCCTTTTTCAGGCATCAAAAAAGCCCGCTGCCGAAACAGAGGGCTTACAACTCAACATTTTGAATTTCTGGGGCTATCTCAGCAAGGCTTTTACCATCAAAAAAAGGCTTATTCATGACTTCATCAATGCTTTTCATCGTATCACTTTTATTGCCATACCATACGTCAATTTCATCCTTTGAAAATGGGTCCACCCCGCAAGGAATGCCTTTATAATCAAATAAAACATGCGTAATCAAAGAGCTGATTCTATCTTTTAACACTTTCGGTTTCATAATATATCCTTATTCTCCTCTCTTTCTTTATCAGTCAACTCTCGTGTCGTTCTATGTATAAGCTTTTTATTCTCATCGTATATGTAATCATGCGCATGTTCGCCATGCTTTCCGTAAGGATGATGTTTAGCATTTCCGTGGTCGTTATTACTAATTTGTTTAAATGTATAACCAGAATGATCATGATAATTGCGATTAATACCACCTTTTTTGTTTTCTACTTCGGTGATGGTATCTGGTGTAAATTTTAAAATCGCTTCTTTTATTTTTATTATATCATGTCCAGCCACATTTGTCTTAATTATCTTAGGATTTGAGTGCAACTGCAAAATCAGCTGTTTAAACCGGCTCCCCCTCTTCTCAAACACAGGAGATATGTTCCTTGCCTTCTTCATCCACGATGCCCTGCCGGCTTTCCATTCCTGTTCACCCTTTACGCCCAGTATGGCCTGCCGGATGTGCAGCGGCTGCCGTTTCAGCCAGGCATTGCCACGGCCTTCCACGTTGTCGGACTGTTTTTTGCTCTTTAGCTCGCTGGCGTACACCGGAGCGTAATGGCACAGGCAATGAGGATGGGCCGGATTCACCGGGGCCTTGTCTTTTGGGAAAACCCCTGCCCCCAGGCCATACAGATCCGCATGGGCGTACATGTCGCAGATGTCCTCTGCCGGGTGCCGGCTTCCCAGCTTCCACTGGTAGGCCACCACGCTGTCATCTTCCCCATAACGGGCAATGAAAGCATCATACCGTGCCCGGGCGGCTTCCGTTCGTGCGATCCGTTCAGCCACGTACCTGCTTTTTTCCTCTATGGCCACCGAGATTGCTTTTTGAACGCTTTTTTCGCTTCCTTTGTCTATTTTATCGACGAGGTTCCTTAAAGCCGTTCTAAAGTGATTGTACGTGCTTTTATCGTTCACCAGTTCTTCAGCCTGGTCACGTACTTTTCGGATGGCCCGTTGCAGGTCCCGCCTCTCTTCTTCGGTGAGGTTCTCACGGCTGCGTCTTGTCCAGCGCAGCAGGTCGTCCATGTACTTTGGGAGCTCCTGTTGCCTGATTACATTCCCGTGCTGATAACCGTCATAGAGGACCTGGGCCGTATCCTTTGCGGTCCTATTGAGCCTGATCTGGGACTGCAGCGTTTCAGTAATGGTCCTTTTCATGGCTTCACTGGCGCCGTGCAGCTTCGCTGAAAGCTCCATCCCGCTTCCGTCCCAAGGGTTTGACAAGGCTTCAAGGAGAACGGCCTCAGAAAGCTGTTCTGCAAGACCCGCGCCCAAGGCGTCCTTTGCCGTTGCAACAAGGACGTTCGACACGCTAGCTTGAAGCCAATCTTCCACGCCAAACTCCTTGAACACCTGTTCAATCGCTTCTTTGGGACTTTTCCCTTGCGCCAGAAGCTGCTTGATACGGCCTTCCATCATCTGGCCACGGAGACCGTAGGCTTTGGAAAATGCCTTAAGTTGCCGCTGCAGTTCGTCCATGGTTCACCTATTCTTCCTGTGGTTCCTGCGGTTCGTTCTCGTCTGGTTTAGGAGGCCCCGGCGGTTCAGGAGGCTCCGGTGGCTCGTTATAGGCTGGCTCAGATGATTCTTTTTCAATGTCCTCGATAATGGCGTCAAACCGGTCTGAAGGAAGCTCTGGCACATAGGCTGCAAGGACCTGCCGCGCTACTTCTGCCTTGACTTTGCTCGTTAGCTGCATATCAAGGACAGCCTGGGCATTCTTGAGCTCCGTGGCGATATCCGTAACCCCAAAGTCACTGGAATAGGTCGCCGTGTATTCAAGTTCAAGGCCCATCCACTTGGCAACGAGGGCCATGATCTTTGCTTCCGCTGCCGCACAACGATGGGCAAAATCAGCAAGGCATTGGTTCGTCCTCTCAAATTCCCACTGACGGCTGATGCCGCTTGCTTCCTGTTTCGTCGACATGGCGAAAGTGAGTCCTGCAATGCGGTACATCTCTTCTACGAGATTTTTAATCTGGCTCTGAAGAAGGGCTGCAGGGTCACTGGGCGGAGAGATGAAGCCTGGCTGGAAGTGAACCGTGTCGCCATCATAACAAAGAGCGTTGTTGTTCCCGATGATGAGGTCAGACGCTTCCTTGCTTGGGAAGGTCATGACCGGAAAGGTCTGGTTCCGGAGGATCTCTGTCAGCCAGGAACAATGATTGTAAATGCTGCAGGCAACGCCTGCCAAGGGGTAAAGCTCAGGCGTTGGGTTAAGTTCCCCGTTTTTCACAGCTTGACTTGGGAACCAGACCACAGGGACTTCCCCAAGGTTATGTTCGCCAGAAGAAACCAACTGCCCGTCTTCATAGACCGCCCAGCGCTGGGTGTCAAAGAACACGGTCCGTTCCTTGTTGTCACCCATGGAGCTTGCGACCGCGGTGTCACGGAACTGGATGGACTGGACCCTGCCGTTCTTGTCGATGCTCACGCCTTCCACACGGTCAGGGTCCAGCGTATAAGCGTAAGGAAATTTCCGCTGCGCCAGGGCCTCTCCCATGGAAGCGGGAAGGTCCATGGCCTGGAAGTTTTCCACGACAATAAAGACCGCTCCGTAGAGCTTAGCAGAAAGGGCTGCCGACTTCATGAACCCGTCCATGTTGTTGCCCGCGCCATCCACATCCTGAACAAAGGCTTCCGCCACAGCGCTCCCGGACCCTTTCCAGTCCCGGAGTGGTGCCCGCTTAAAGATGGGATTGACCAGGGCTTTTACGATGAGGGAAAAATGGTTGAGGTAGTAGGCCGTCTGCTGCCGTTCCCTGTAGTTCTGTTCTGTTTCCCGCTTGTGTGGGATCAAGTAGGGACCGCGATAGCCGCCGTCCCCATAGTAGGAATCCCGCATCAGCCGGTACATGTTGCCAGTAGGGCTCAAATAAAAATCTCGTTCGCTCATAATCTCCCTCAATAATCAAATCTGGCCGAACGGATGGTTGTCCGTACCGGCATCACGCCGCTGCAGCCATAGCGCACAGCGTCGATGGCATGGTTGTCTTTGTCCGGGTAGGCGCTGATGTACTGCCCCAACCGGTTCCGTTCGTATTCGTAGGTCATGAATTCCCGGTAGGTGTTGGGGCACCTGCGCTTGTCAATGTAGATGTGCCGCAGGCCCTGCAGCCATTTGATACCATATTCCACACTGTCGGGGCCTTTGGCCGCCCCGATGATATTCATGCCCAGGGACCGCATTTCCTTGATGGACTTGGGTTCCGCCGAATCACAGCGGACCAGCTCCTGGGGCAGGATGATCTTGCTGATTTTGGCCACAGCCTGGGGATTGGTCAGTTTCTGTTCGTAGATCTCTCCCCAGATATACAGGTCTTCGTGTTTGGCGTCGAAATGCATGGCCACAAAGGCCAGCGGATCCACGGCAAAACCAAAGTCAAGGCCAAAATAACGATGATCGAACTGCCCGATCATCTCGTCTGTCATGACCATATCTTCGACGTTCTCAAAAACAGCTCCGCCGGTGCCCGTGACTTCGCCAAGGTATTCGTGGCGGTAGGACATCTCGTTTCTTGTTTTGAGCTTTTCGGCATCAGCGATGAACTGTTCTCCCAGCCATTCAGGCGGCACCTGAAGGTAAGTGGAGCGGTGCACGAGTCTATCCGGTTCATCCACAAGGATTTCTTCGTTCACCCAATTGTTCCGGCTTTTGGGCGGGTTGTACGTACAAAAGACCCAGTACTTACTGCCGCCGCGCAGAAGGGACTGACACAGGTTCCGGATTTCTTCCATCCCGGAGAACTGGTCCAGTTCCTCAAGCCAGACGATGCCGACATAGCCAAAGGGCAGCTTGATGGACTTTACTTTCATCGGATCGTCGCAGCCAAGGAAAAGGATCTTTTGCCCTGTTTCCTGCAGGGTGATCTCGTGGGGACTTGTTTTAAAGCGAAAACGATCAATGCAGCATAGCTGCTCGATGCCCCACTGGACCTGTGGGTAAACACTGTTTTTAATGGTGTTCCCCACCTTCCGCAGGACCACGGCATGGATATCCGGATGCTGCATAAGTAGCAGCGGGATTTCAATTCCAACGAAGGAGGACTTCGTGGATCCACGGCCGCCTGCCAGGAAGTAATACGTATGCTTGTGCTCCTGTGCATCCCAAAAGACGCTGTCAAAGGCCGGTGAGATCCGGTCCGCCACGTTAACCTTCATCGCTATCCCTCTTAAAAGTAAATTCAACGCTGGAAGCGGTCTCCGAGGAAACCGCCTCGTCAAGGCCAAACCGTTTCGCCAGCTGCTTTGCTGCATCAAGGCGTTCATGGGCGGACAGCTGCTTTCGGATGATCCGTGCTTGACTCTGCCCGTCCCCGATTCCTTCCACGACAATCGCGTCTTCAGCGATCTCGCCCCGCATGGACGACGTGAGGAACTGCAAAACTTCCGAAGCGGTTGCGATTCTTTTGGATTCTAGTTCGGCTAAACGGGCGCTAACAGCGGCCTTAACGCTAGGTTTCGCTAGGTTTTCAGACCCTTGAGGGTTTGGTTTCTTATACCCCGCTCTTCTAGCCGCCTCCGTCGCATTGCCCGTTTCGACGTAAAAATCCACAAACCGTTTCTGCTTTTCCGTCAGTTTCACATTGCTCACCACCGTCCTTGGATAATCGGAAATAAAAAAGCACCTACTATCGTAGATGCAGATATTTTTGGCAGGCACGGATCGATTCGAACAATCATCTTTCGGTTTTGGAGACCGATGTTTTTCCGGTTAAACTACGTGCCCATAAGACAAAAGGCACCAGGGAACCCTTAAACCCTGATGCCTATCAAAAAAGGAGGTGCCTTGTACGGCCGCCTATGCGCGGGGATGGAGAGTTTTTTCTCTCCGATCCCCAAATTTCACATATACACTATACCACAGGGTCCGACTGACAAACACTGACAAACACTGACATACTGTGCCAAAATTTTTATTTTTTCTAAAGTATACCAGGATGCCTTGACTTCATATGCCGTTCAAAGGCCTGGAGGGCGTTCCTCTTGACCCGCCACAAGTTACGTGGACTCGTCCCAATATGGCCTGCAATCACTTCCCCGGGTCTTGAGTCAAGGTAGTATTCCATTAAGACCACCCGGTATTTTGCATTTCCAAGTTCCTTCAGGTATCCCCTTGCTTCTTCCCTCATGTTAAGATATTGATCCCATTTCAGGTTCAATACCGCTTCTTTTTCCACAAGGGGACCTATCCTATCCGCGATATCAAGGGGCGTTCCCCCGTCGACACGGTCCTTGCTGATATCTACAGCCTGCAGCCGGTAGAGGTCTTCCCGGTTCCTTGCGATCTCCGATTCAAGGGCCCTAAGGTCGTAGTCGAGTTGGCTGATGCGGTTCAAGAACTGTTCTCCTGTCATTTCCTGGCCTCCTGCTTGATTTTTGCAATCCTTGCCTTTAAGCTCTTCAGGACATATTCCTGGGCTTTGTCCTTTTCCTGCAATGCCGCCTGCAGGTCCTCGTCCCGAGTCCCTTCACAGATCAGGTGATGGATGATGACGGGGAACCGCTGTCCCTGTCGATGCAGCCGTTTGTTCGCCTGTTGGTACAGCTCAAGGGACCAGTTCAGGCCAAACCACACCACATGGTGACCGCCTTCCTGCAGGTTCAGGCCGTAACCAGTAGACGCGGGATGCGTCAGAAGGATATCGATCTTTCCCGCGTTCCAATCCTCTTCGTCCCGGGCGTCCTTGTAACAACGGACGTTCAGCTTTGTCCCTTTCAAGGCTTCCATCAGCCGGTCACGGTCATGCTGGAAATTGTAAAAGACCAATGCATGCTGGTCATTCAATTTTTCCACGAGTTCCAGGAATGCCTCCACTTTGTCCTTGTGGACTTCGTGGGGTTGATGGCCTTCGTCGTAAATGGCCCCATTGGCCAGTTGCTGCAGCTTATTCGATAAGGCCGCCGCACTCGTCACGTCGATATCCTCGCCATCGGGAAGAGCCAGGACAAGGTTCCGTTCAAGCTCTGCGTAGGCCCTTTTGGCTGCAGGCGACAGGACAACGGGGACTTCGTCATAGACGCACTCTGGAAGCTGCAGGTAATCTTCCGCTTTCATGCTGATGCAGATATCAGAAATCTTCTCCATGATGGCCTCCCTTGCCCCCTGCTTTGGATCATATTCGTAAATGATGTCCCTGCTCCGCCGTCCTGGTTCAAAATAACGGGTCCTGTAATGGGTGTAGTACTTGCCAAGCCTTTGGCCTTGGTCAAGGAGATAGACCTGCGCCCACAGGTCCCCCAGCCCATTGGGAGACGGCGTACCCGTAAGGCCAATGATCCGGTGGATGTGGGGCCTGATTGCAGCCAAGGCCTTGAACCGTTTGGCGCTATGGCTCTTGAAGCTTGTGAACTCATCGCAGATGACCATATCAAAGGGCCAGTCATTTTTGTAGTAATCCACAAGCCACACCACATTTTCCCGGTTGATCACGTAAAGGTCCGCGGGTGTATTGAGGGCCCTGATTCTTTTTATGGGACTGCCCAGGACCGTGGAAAACCGCAGGTGTTTCAGGTTATCCCATTTCTTGGCCTCCTTCTGCCATGTTGCTTCCGCAACCTTCTTTGGTGCAATCACCAAGGCCTTGCGCACCTGGAAGCGGCCATATTTAAGTTCATTGACGGCAGATAAGGTGATGGCGGTCTTTCCTAGCCCCATGTCCAGAAACAGCCCAAGGGCGGGTTTCTCAAGTGCCTTTTCAATGCAGAATGCTTGATAAGGATGGGGATGAAATATCATAACGTCTTACTCCTTGCCCTGAGATATGCCTCCACATCGGCGGACCCGTAAAGGACCAAGACATTCCGGCCAAGCACTTCCTCGATCCGCCCAATCTGGCGCTTCTGGATGGGGCTTAAACGCCCCATCGCTGTCTTCAGTTCAACCAAATCAATCCGTCCCGGCCACAGGACGATCCTGTCCGGCACTCCGGACTGCCCCGGGGATACCCATTTATAGGATACCCCGCCCAGGGCCTTCACCCCTTCCCGGAGTTTTGCCTCTACTGCTTTTTCCAGTTCTTCCATTTCCATAACTCCTTTTATTCAAATATGCATGGTTTTGATAATTTTATTAGGGGTGTCAACAACGGCAACATATTCTCCTATATATATCTAAATCTAAGAATTGATATGGATAATAATTATCCGTTTCTCTTTATTTTCTTACTTTTAATATATTATATAAAAGTATGTTGACATGTTGACATTTATATATACCATTAGTATTAATGCGGTTTTCAGCGATTTTTTTAAGGAAACTTGGGTGTGCACAAACTTTTTCTTGTGCACACCCCCCATGAAGAAAATAGCCCTTAGGTGTGCACAAACTTTTTGACCTTTGAAAATGGTCTTTTAGTATTCAATGCATATTTATTCACATTCATACCCCCTTTGCCTTCCACAGTAACCGTATCGCCTTATACTTTTATTCCGTCTCCAGCCTGAAACGCCCGCTAAGATGTTATTGATGGTCGCCGAGTCCTGTCGACGCAGTTGCTTGATATCGCCATTAAGGCATTCGCACCAGATTTCAAGGGCGCAGACCTTCGTCCGCTTTACTGGGGTTGCGTTCTGCAGGTTCCCACTCCACCACATCCTCCGGGTCGATAGGCTGAGGTTGTCATAGTTGTCGGGGACCGGTCGATTAATGAACTCTTCAATCATCCCTGCCCTGGCATCAGTGTCGCGGTGTCCCTCTTGGGCCTCCTTTGCTGCATGCTTCAGTTCTTCTGTTTCCATGTAAAGCGGCTCCCCCTTCTTGTATAGGGTAACCGCCTCGGCCCAGATCTGGTCAACCTGCCCTGGAAGGTCTTCCCATGGAGTCAAGGTTGGAGTCCTGACTCCCCCATCTACTGGCCAGAACCGGCGGTTCCCCGTCGTATCCGTGAGGAAGTCGTTCTCGTTCGTCGTGCCAAAGAAGACGCCTTTCCTTGGATAGCGCTCCGTTCGCCTGCCATAGGGCTGGCGGTACACATCATCGCAGCGACTGAGGAACTGCTTGATTTCGTTGTTGTCCGACCTTTTGGCAGCCGTCATTTCACCAATCTCCACGATCCAGATTCCTTGGATCTGTTCGCTTGCTTCCTTGCCATGGAAGGAGCTGAGGCTATCGCTGTGCCAGCCATGGGCAAGGGTCCGCAGGAACGAAGTCTTCCCAAGGCCCTGGGGCCCGATGATGACCGGCACATAGTCATATTTGCACCCCGGTTCAAAGACGCGGGCCACGGCAGCCACGAGGGACTTCCTACAGACCGCACGAACGTAGGCTGTATCCTCTGCCCCCAAATAGTCCTGAAAAACTGTTCCCACTCTCGGGACGCCGTCCCAATAGAGGGATTCCAGATATTCCTTCACGGCATTGAAGGCCTGTTCCTTGGAAACAAGTCGCAGGGCATCATCCACCAGCGTTTGACCCGTGATGCCGTAGCGCGTCTCAAGGTACCAGTTAAGCCCCGAGTCGTCCGTGTCGGTCCAAAGACGCATCCCTTCACGGGTGTCCCAAGGCAGGGCGTCCAGGGCTACACCACGCATGGCAAATTCATCGGTTGCGATCTTCCCCTTGAGCGCCGGGTCATTGAGGAGGATGCGGATCACATTGTCACGAGACTTCTTCGGCTTTCCTGTATTGCTGTCGTACTGCAGTTTGGCGGCGGTCATCCAGGAGACATCCTGAGCTGCTTCAGCTGGTGCGGCAGATTGGGGTTCCGCAGGACCACCTTCCATGACTTCAAACACGGTTGAGGCCGCGACTTCCGCCGCTGTTTGGTTGAGTTCCTGCAGCACGTGTTGGTCCTCCATGGCCAGTTTCTTCATAGACACATAGGAGGGCATCTTGTTGATAGGGGTCCCGTCCTTGGCTTCAAGGTCCTCGCTCCCGAACCGGTGCAGGCGCACCAGGTCAAAGGCATTGACAAGCTGGCCGCTGCAAGGGTCCGTTGCGTGATGGGAGAAAAGGAACTTCCCATCATCGTAGACCACGGCCCCCGCGACCGTCGTCCCGCCGGTATAGGTCAACCGGTCTTCCTTGTCCGTGTCGGCGTAAGCCTTTGGGATGAAGGCTTCAATGGCGCCACGGATGTCATAGGTACGGCAGAAGGCCCCGACGATGCCCTTTTTCTGGGTTGGGTCCTGCTGCCTTGCAAGGAGTTCCTTTGGCCGCGTCTCCTTTCCCGGGACTTGTGGCCAGGTCCGCACGTCGTGCCAGTCGGCATACATGGCCAGGATGCCGTCTGAGGAAACAAACGGTTTATCTGCAGACGCGAAGACAAATGGGGCGTCACTGGAGCAGGACGGCCAGAACATCAGTCGGCAAGCTTCAAAGGTTGTGGCATCACACATCTCAATCCCAATGAGGGCCGCCAATCTTCGCGCTATGGGTTCGTATTCATCGGCCGTGACAGTTCGGTCGAGGGGAATGATAATTCGCAGCCTAGGGGCATATGGCGCGTGTGAGCGGGTGCTGTAAATCGCGTATCCCATTCCCAAGCTGTCCACCTTGCGCAAGGTGTTCTCTGTCTCGCCTGAGGCAATATTGTCCAGGTCAAGAGTCACAAGGTCGCGCCCCGTAACGGCATCGGATTTCCGCTGCGGACCTTTCAGCGTGCCGCCGACGAAACCGCCCACATCCTTCAGGCGGCCTTTCTCTGCTTTTGACAGCTTCTGATAAGCTTCAAAGGTTTCCGCGGTTCTCTGGGGGATGCTGAGCCTATTTACAAATTCGGACCACATAAAGGAAACTGGGGCCCAGCTCTTGCTGAGCCTGCTGCTTCCCGTGGATATGGTGATCCTTCTGTCATGGTTCATTTCGGCACCCTCCCTTCGGTGTATTGTCCATAGCTCATTCTTCCTTCAGGTCGATGATCATCTTGATGCACTGCCTTGCCTTTTTAAGGTCCTCAATACCGTGTTTCTTCGGGTACCGATAGAGATACTTCAGGGCATTGCCCAAAAGAAACTGTTCCGTGCCTTTCTTGCCCAGCATTTCCTTGACGATTTCTATGGCCTCCTTCCCCCTGAACTGATAATGGGAAGGATGGCTTACATTGTTATCTTCGTGCTGCTTATCTGCAGCGTTTGCGTACAGTTCTTGCAGTTCTTGCAGTTCTGCAGCAACGGCTTCAACTCCGTTCATGATCATATTCCTCCAATGCCTCCTCTCGGGTCCTATGCCATCGCTTCACTGCCTCTGGGTTCCATGTGGAAGGGGTTCCCAAGGTTAGTCCCCACTCGTTACGGCTGCAGTTCCGATATAAGACATAAGGGCCCAGCTGATAAGCAAAAATAATATCCATGTCAATCCTTCTTGTAATAGGGACTTATGAAACCATCTGCATTAAGGACCAGCCCCTGCGCCCAAGGAATGGGCGTGCACATGATATCAATGACCCGCTTCAACTCATCGTCGTGCATCTTCTCTCGCGGTACCTCAAGCACGACCTCGTCGTGGATATGCATCAAAGGCTTATATCCCGCCCTCACAAGGTTCCTGAGCGCCGTCGCTAGGCAGTCCCTCGCCACAGCCTGGGTAATGTTCTCCACGAGTTTGCCGCCGTAGGTCGAGGAGTTCATCCACCGATTGTTGATTTGGGTCTTGTAATGGATGGCAAGCCTTCCAAACTGGTTATCCGAAAGGGACGGCTGAGGGTAAAAGAGTTTCCTTCCGCTTGGTAAGGTGATGGTGAGATATACATGGCCGTAGGCAAGATCTCCTTCCAGGGCAAAAGCCAGGCCATGGGGAAGGCAGGTTACTTTCCCGTCCCGCACTGCCGCCGTTGCGGCCTCATCGGCCTGATACCACAAATCACAAATGCGGGGACTCGCCTTCCGCCATCGTGCTACGATATCCGGCAGTTCTTCTTCAGATAAGCCCTGTTTGATGGCCCCCATGGCAATAAGGGCCCCAGGGCCTCCTTGATAGCCCAGGGCAAGCTCCGCGACCTTCCCTTTTTGCCTCAAATGCCCGTTCACGCCGTGTTTTACGACGGGCACACCAAACATGGAACTTGCGGAGGCGCAGTAGATATCCCCGCCTCTAGCAAAGACATCCATCCTCCACTGTTCCCCGGCTAGCCAGGCGATGACCCGCGCCTCGATGGCGCTGAAATCGGACACACAAAAAAGGCTGCCTTCAGGTGCAATGAAAGCCGTTCGGATCAGTTGGGATAAAAGGTCAGATACATTGGGATAGAAGAGTTTAACCTTCTCAAGGTCCCCCTTTTTAACAAGTGTACGGGCTACGTCCACGATTTCAGGCACGTCGTGGGGCAGGTTCTGCACCTGGACAAGCCTTCCCGCCCACCTACCGGTCCTGCCGGCGCCATAATACTGCAGGACGCCGCGGATCCTTCCGTCGGCGCACACAGCATTCTCCATGGCTTGATACTTGGATACGCTGGACTTGCTGAGCCGCCGGCGGATATCAAGGACCTCGGCAATTTCTCCCGTTGCTTTTTCCAGACCTGCAGACACGGTTTCCTTCGTCAAGGAGTCCATCTGAAGGTCGCTGTGGTCATTGATCCATGAAAGCAGCTGTTCCCGGCTGTTGGGGTTCTGGAGACCCGTCAGTTCCGTGGCCCGCCACAGCAGACGGCTACGGTTCTCTTCGTCAATGGCGATGGCGCCAAGGTATAAGTCCTTATCAAGCAAGATCCCCCGCTTGTTCAGTTCATAATCGATCACCCAGTCTTCCTGTACTTCCTTGGGGACAGGAAAAGCGGCCATGTGCTTATAGTCTTCCATCTCCGTTTCCACGTCGCGGCGGCTGTACTCAATGAAGAGGTTCCATTTATCCGGATCATGCTGAGGTAGATTTCTCGATCTTCCGCCATTTCTTGCTGTTGGATTGCAGGGCGTACAAAAATACCGGATCAGGGCTTTACCAACGGTCATTTTCTGTTTCTCTTCTGGCAGCCCAATGGCTGCCCCTAGCTTTGCTAGCCCTGCAGGGTACCCTAGATAAAGCCCATGCAGCATCGTGTCCCGCCACTGCCGGGCCGGTGTCTTTATACCAACCCGATTCAGGCAGGTAATCTCAAATGCTGCGTTGTACGCGTGCTTAATGACGGCTTCATCTTTTAGGTCAGCCAGGACTGCATCGGGAATCTTCTCCCCGCAGGCAACGTCAATGACGCGCACCTCGCCAAAATCGTAAGCGTATGCGAATAAAAGCAGTTCGAAGGACGGGTCCTCTGCATATCGGAAGAGTCCTGTTTTGCCGATATCCTGCGTGCAGTATGTTTCTATATCGATGCTTAAATGCTTCATTGCCGTTTCACCTCCTGATACAAAAATAAAAGGGGCCCGCAGGCCCCCAGAAGGTTACATCGGCAGCCCTGTTACTGGGTTGATGCGCTGCGCAGCCGCCGTTGGCTGGATTGCAGTGAAAACAGATTCCGCCGTAACGGGGCGGCCACCCAGTACCTCGCCATCCCGCACCTTTTGAACCGGCCCGAGACCGCAGCCAATCCCTTTCCGTCCTTGGTAATTATAGGAGAAGAAATTAACGCAGATGTTGGCGTACATCCCGCTGTAGATCTGCGTCGCATCGAGGATGAGCTGCAGGTCGGGCCCAACAATCTGGACAGGCTTATCGGCCCTGGAGTTTGCCGTGAACACGAGATGTCCCTTGCACTCAGGTCCAAATTCATTTCCGGACTGAGTGCGGCCGTCGCCATCCCAGACTGGTGTTGGCGGCTGCGCGGGAGCCTTTCCATTCCAGTTCCCTTCAAGTCCCTTCTGAATGGCGGCCTGAATGGCGGCGTTCAGGGCTTGTACGCCCACCGTATCGGATTTTGGCAGAAGGATGGTGGTGGAGTATTTCGGTTCGGCCGCGCCGTCCCTTGCATACGGCTTGGTCAGATGAACAAAAGACAGTCTAACGTTTTTCAGTACTACTTGCGTGTTTTCCATGGTGATCATTCTCCTTTACTAGTTAAATCTTCAAATAGGTCGGCCACTTTAGGTTCTAGGCTAATAGCTTCCCTTTTATCCGTTTCTGGCGCCAGAGTGGGCTTACCAGGGGATTTCACGATGTGGGGCCCCACAAGGGCTTCAAATTCCTTCTTGCCAACAATTTTCTCTGCTTTAGCTAAAGTGAGCGGGACCCGTTCATAAAGCACTGCTTCTGCAATGCCATGATCCATGAGGATCTTAAAGGCGGCGTCCTGGTCATCGAAGGAACGGGACCCCCGCCCTTCAACAGCTTTCCATCCAGGGACCATTTTCCCCTCAAGACAGCAGGTTAAGGCATATTCCTGAAGGTCCTTTGCCCATGCCTCCAAGGTTTTGGCCTTTGTAAGGTAATCGCCAAGTTCTTCAGGTGTAATAAGGCGCGGGTCAGCCTTTTCCTTTGCTGTTCCTTCCATAGCGGCATAGAACTCACTCCGAGGCTTGCATTGCTGCCTTGCCCTACAGAACCGACAGGCCGATTCCGAAGGCGCAAACGTTCCCGGCCCCTCGTAGGCCTCCTTTGCCTTTACAGCGATTTTTTCGCCCCATGCGACAAGTTCCACAACTGTTATCTCATCGTCGCTGAAATTGGAAATGCGAGGCTGGATGATATGCATAAAAACCTTCTTCGGCGCATACATCATCTGATAGGCCTTGAGGGCGCCTAAAGCGTAGAGACGCATCTGGGGATTGCCTTTAGCTTCCACGGCAACGCCCTTACCGTATTTGAAGTCGCAGACATGGAGATCATCGCCGTGGAGGATGATGCAGTCCGCCGTTCCAAAACCTTCAGGAACATACTGGGAAAAGTCCACTCGTTTTTCCGCCGTGACAAAGGGCGTTGATGGATACTGAAGCATAATGCTTTTGATGCGCTCCAGGTACTCATCCGTGAACCCATCCATTTCCTTCTGATACAGCAAATCCTTCTTCAGGACATTGAGCCGTCTCGTATAGGTCCGCTGGCTCATGGGTTCAATCGCATATTTGCGGAGCTTCAGCTCACAAATCGTGTGCGCCAAAGTTCCCTCCTTTGCGTAGGGACTGGTCGTATCGGGAAACTGCTCCTCCATATGAGGCGCCGCCGTGCAGTTGATCCACCTGGCGGCAGAAGAAGCAGAAAGCAATGCGTGGGCCCTACTCATAAGCGTCCTCCCAAGGCCCGCAGGTCTGTTGCAAAGGCGCCATATTGCTCAGGGGACAATTCCATGAAGGACTGCACCCCATACTTTGGCAGCAGGGCGACAAGGGCGGCTTGGTTGTTGGGGTTGCTGTCCATCAGCTGGGAAGCCACCATCATCAGTTCATCCTTCGTGTACTGCTTTGGCGGTGCCACGGGAACCGCAGGTGTTGGTGCCACGGGGGCAGCTTGAGTTTGCGTCGTGGTTGACATCGGCACTGCCACGGGAATTTGGGCCGGTACAGGAACAACAGCTTGTGCAGGTGTAGGAACAGCTGGTGCAGGCATCTGTACCGGGGCACTCTCCGGTTCAGGAACCGACGCAAGCGGCGTTTGGCCTTCCTTGATGTTCGCCGCCATCGAGTTTTTTGAGAACATCAGCTTCGTCATATACTCATCGCAAGTCAGTTTTACAGTCACATTAATATCCATTTTTATCTCCTCCTGTGATACAATAGGGTTGAAAATCGTTTGCGGGACGATTTTGACTTTACCCTGGATGGTCTAAAAAGTACTGTCCAGGGCTTTTTGTAATGCCTCGGAACGGGGCTTGATGTGCCCAAGGGCATAATCAAAACGGTCATCGGGCAGGTCCTTGATAAGCTGCAGGATAACAGCTGCGGGTACTTCGAACCATCTCCGGTACTCGGCACTGCGAAAATAGGCAAGGCCATCCTTATCATGCGGATCCGCCCTGATTCGATGAGCTTCCCGTTCCATGATGATGTGGGCAGCCTCCAGATTGAGGTCGTATGCGTTCGGTCTAGTTTCGTGGCTGCCGACGAGCCCTAAGATTCTTCGAATTGGGTTTTTAACTTGATAGGCTCTTTTCTTGCGTTCGGCACAAGATTCCGCTTGCTGCATTTCGTCACCACCGTTCTGCCCGACAGGCTTCTCGCAGGGCCCTTTTTAAGCCATAATTCTTCTCTGCTAACTTGCAGGCAACATCAAAGATAAACCCCGTAGCAAAGTCCAATTTCTTCGCTTCCATGACTTCCCACAGCTCTGGTAAGGTACCCAGGTCAGCTGTCTTAATTGCACGCTTTTCCGTTGTCCCCACATAGCGCATCTGGGGCGCCGCGTCCTCTAAGGCTTCCAGAAGTGTTTTACCGGTCCCCATTGGGGCGCCTTGGACATAGGGCAGAACGTACCAACGAGTGTTTTCTTCTGAAGGGCTCTTTTCAAACAACGGCTCCTTCTCAATTTCAATAAGATTCATCTTTTTCTCCTTTATAACGGCATTCGCATGATCATCACGATAACCAAGCCTAAGAACAGCAAAAAGCTGATTGACTCTCCCAATGGAACCACCTTCCTTTTTCTTAAAATTTCTTTAAGTTACCTGTAATAAACTCTTTGTTTTGTTCTTTTACCATGATGAGATTGAGACTCTTTGGCAGCCTGCTCACGTAGCTCGTCTAGCTGATTGATTTGCCAGAAACTTGGTACGGTATTTACGGCACAATCATAAAAATCATCAAACTGAATACTGAAAGGACAATTATTACAACCCGACATCTCTCGGCAAAATTCGGAAAGTTCCTCTGCGCAAAGTAGTGCTTCACTAGAATCAATCATCATCTTCCTCCTTTTTTGACCCTCACCTTAATCTGCATCCCCGGCTGCAATGCCCCCGGATCCGTGATACCATTGTCCTCTAGCGCCCTCTGGATGATGTCTTGGATGTCCTCGTAGCCCGCATATCTTTCCGTGAGGCTCCAAAGGCTGTCGCCCGTATGGACCACATGCTCAAAAGTTAAATATTCTGATGGCGGGTCTGGCTTGGTCCTCTCTTCCCAAATCGCCCCTGCCGTGAGGATGCCAGCGGAGATTAATGCTGCAGCGATGAGAGCTGCTTTAGCTTTCATGTTCATGGCGCCCTCCCTTAATGCTTCTTGGCGTATTCTTTCCAGAACGCTTCAAAGGACGTGATTATCACGCGCGTCAGTTTACCGTAGGAAATGATGTCCGTCTTAAATTCCTTGTCCTTGCGCATTTCCCGAAGGATGTCATAGATATGGGAGTGCCCAATATCAAACAGTTCTTGCAGACTTCCTGGAGATGCATAGATTTGATTGAGTTTAATCGCTTGGGCTTCTTGCATGGTGATCCTCCTTTTGCTGACCAATATTTAAAAAGCTAAGATCCTGGATATAAAAAATGATTTCAGTAGTTTTTTATTGGCTCCGCTTCGATTTTCTAAGAAAATCTGGAGTAAGGTTGCAAGCGAGGCTGCAACTGTTTTCTCATTACCTTTGAGCGTGGACGCACAAGACCATCCTTGGTTTCCAACGGCCAAAAAGATAATGACTTCATCATCTTCTGGATCCATGGTTTTCAGCGATAATTCAATTTTCTTCAGTGACTTCATGTCCTCGTTTTGAATCATTTGTGAAACCCTCCTTTTTTAATGCTCATTTAGAGCTTGTCCAGCAGCAACCGGATCTCCCGCCCTACAGCCAACCGGTCTGCGAACGTCGTCTGTTCCCGAAAGTCTTCAAGATAGGCTTCAATCATTTCTGAATAGACTCCAGACTTCATTGAATTGACAGATGTGGTCGGGGCAGATCGGAAAGGTTTCAGGATTTCAACGGTCCCATCCTCCTTGATGTCGATGTAGCCCGCCGATTTCAACCGGTACTTCATGGTCCGTACATCGTGGTTTGAAGAGCCAACAGCCTCTGCGGCCTCATCGTTGGTAATGGCCCCGTCTGCAACATACAAGTTGTAGAGCTGGCCAATCTTGCTGATCTTTTCCATAGGTCACTCCTCCTCTTTGTTCTAGAATTATTTTCTAGTTTAAAGGCGCAAAATTAATGCAATTGACAGGCAAAGAATATGCCTTAGAGATTTTTGCTTGAAAAATTGAATTGACTAAACCGGGGTTTTTCTCCCATTTAATGAGCGTATCTTTTCCAATTCCTATTGCTTTTGCGGCCTGAAGGAGAGTCATTCCCGCATTGACCCTAGCCGCTTTTAAACTTATTTGAAACTCCATTGGTCTCACCTCCTCCACCACATTCTACTAGAATTAATTTCTAGTGTCAAGAATTTTTTTCTATATTTTTATTTTTAACGTTGTTTAACTTAGAATTTTATTCTATAATATGAGTAAAACTATTGTGAACGGAGGTCTTAATTATGCCAACCCCTGAAGAAGCAATGGCTCTATTTAGCAAACGTTTATCTGCTCTTCTCAATGAACATAATATTAATCAGGCTGAATTAGCCAAAAAACTTGGAGTAAGTGAATCTACCGTTGGAAAATGGCTCTTAATGAAATCACTCCCAAGAATGGGTATTATCCAAAAGCTATCTGAAATGTTTCATGTTTCAAAAAGTTACTTCCTCGAAGAAGTCGTTGACGACAGGCGTGCCTACTATCTAAACCCCGAAACCGCAGAAATGGCGGAAAAGCTGCGCACCAATGAAGGCCTGCGCATGCTCTTCAAGGCGTCCGAGGACCTGACGCCGGAGAAGATGCAGGAAGCCTACAGCTACGTCAAATACCTCAAATCCAAGGAGCCTAAATAACGCATGATCATCAATGTTGTGCAGACGCCACGCCTTCCCACCGGCGTCGAAGCCCTTTCCGTCCTGAACGATGATGACAGTCTGACCATCCTCGTTTCGGAACGACTTTCCCCGCAAAAAATGCATGCTGCCGTCGTGCATGAGATCGCCCACATCCTCCGGGCTGACTTCTGCAGCGATACGGCAGATGCTTCACATATAGAAAAAGACGTCCGCAGGGACGCCTTGACCAAAATCGATTGGACCGATCTGGATATTCACTACATCGTGGTGGAGTGATCCTATGAAAGGAAAGGATGATGACGATGAAAAACTTGAAGAAGATCTCCACGATTGCTGCTGCCTTGATGCTATTTGCTTCAACTGCCTTCGCTTACGTCGGTAATATATCAAGCCGCAAGTTCCACTATGAGGCCTGCCGCGCGGCAAAGAAAATCAAAGCTGGCAACCGCACGACTTTTGAAAGCCGAAACGAAGCAGTGAGCGCCGGTTATAAGCCCTGTGGCATCTGCAGGCCGTGATTTTTAACAAAATAAAAGGAGGCCCATTTGAAAATTCACCTTATAACAAGGTCTAAAACTTAATATTGTACACTCTTGACAAAAACTGGTATAATAATCGAAAAGGAGGTATGGCTTATGCAAATTCTAGACAGACCCATCCGGATTGATGCCGACAGCCTGAAAAAACAATACGAAGCACATATCTCCCGCTGTCAGGGCATTGCCCGGGAGGTAGAAAAATGGGGAAAGAAAACGAAACCCAATCTGGATTTTCTGAAACAACATCGTTGATTGATTTTCTTTATGTTGACGAAGCCAGAGTAGATTCTCTGATTTCACAGTTGCGGAATGGAACCCTCAGGAGTGTGACCAAAACGGTCGGTACTTCTGAGGGTTCTTCTATTTCTGGAAAAGCTGGTGTACCGCCTCTGGTAGGAGGGCAGTATCTCCATAAAACAGAAACAGATGAGTCCGCAGCAGAAAACTATGATCCGTATCATAATAAAATTATCCAATTGCTCCAAGATTTGGCTCTCCCTGTAAAAGAAGCCGTTGAAGGGGGATACACCGGAAGGCTTGTCAATCTCAAAGGAAAAGTGAAAATCAGGGATATCAAATCCATCAAATCTTTATTCCCAATTATGATGAAAAATAAAAAGATGTTTGGTATCAAGGGCGATATTGTACCTACGCTAAAAGGCATAAGTGACCTTATTCAAGCATTTGAGGACTCTATTGATTTAACTGTAGAACTTACAAATAAAATCAAAATTTCTGGAAGTCTAAAAGAAAAAGGGCTTTCCATCCGTCAATCAGACCTCGCCCGCACCTACGGAGTTGAGCTGCCTGGGAATTGGTATGTCATGGGGATCTTAGACAGCAATACACTCAGTAGTGAACCTGAAACCCAAAACATGGACCAAAGCATTGAAACCCTTATTGAGCAATATACAGACGCAGTTCAAATGCTTTATGCCCAAGCACCCTATTCCATCATCCCGATCCTTATTTTCCGTGAAATTCATTAAAGTTCCTAAAAAGAGAAATATTACGCATACTTTTCAGAAAGGAGGTCCCACCATGTGGATATCGAAGAAAGATAACGGGATGTTCATCTATCGAGAGCGCTACACGGACCGGTCCGGCAAACGCCGCATCGTATCGGTCCAGTACCCCAACCGTACAAGGGCAACGGTAAAAGAAGCCCAGGAAGAGTTGGAAAATCGTATCAACGAGCTGACACAACCCGCTGAAAATACATTGACGCTGCGCTCAGTGATTGACGACTATATCGCATCCAAGCGTTCCCAAGTTAAAGAAATCACCTATACCAATTATTTCAGGCAAGCCAGAAAGATCTACACCCATCTGGACCCGCAACGCATCGTGACCAGTATCACGGCCCGGGAATGGCAAAAATTAATTGATGATATCACGGCAAGCATCAGCGCCAAGGCCGCCCGAGTGGTCTACCAGTTTGCTAAGGCGGCCCTTGAACAGGCAGAGCGCCTTGACGGGATTTCTGCCCTGGCCATCCGCAGGGTCAAGATCCCCACCATCAAAAAGACAGCCGAGGATGTTTCTGCAGCCGCTGAAAAATTCCTATCACGCAGTGAGCTTACGGAAGTCCTGAACCTTGTTCGCGAAAGGGCGCCCTACATTGCAGATATCCTTGAGTTCCAGGCCCTTACGGGTTTGCGCTATGGGGAACTTGCGGCCCTGCGGGAAGAGGACTATGACAGCGGTGCACGCACCATCAACGTCAATGCCACGATCAATTTCAATTATAAGGGGATGCGTTGCCACCGCGGGACACCTAAGAACATCTATTCCGTACGCACCATTGACATTGATCAAAAGGCAGCAGCCATCATTGAAAAGTTCATTGCCTACAACAAAGCTGCCCGTGTCTGGTTCAATGGGCCAGGGTATAAACTGCCAGACAAATTTATCTTCGTCAGCCGTGAAAATGGGTATCCTCTGGACCTATCCTATGTCAATCACCTTCTCCGTTCCTTGCGCTACCGTAAACGACTTACCACGCATGTTTTTAGACACACCCATATTAGCCTCCTTGCCGAAGCCGGCGTCCCTTTGAAGGCTATAATGGCCCGCGTCGGGCACAACGAACCGCGGACCACCATGAGCATCTACACCCATGTAACAGATCGGATGAAAGACGCTGCTGTTAGAGCATTGGAAGCCATCACACTTTAA